ACGCTGAGCCAGACAAAGGAAGATAGAAGAGTAATTGGTCCATCTCAGGATCAAATTCTTTCATAACAGTCGTAAGCTGGTAATTCATGTAATCTTTTACACGTTCAGCTTGGTCCATAACTTCTGGTGTTTGTAGACCTACTACTTGGGTGCGCACGGGGCCGCTTGGGGGGAGGAGTTCCTTATAGGCTTGGGCTTGAAACTGCGTAACAGATTCTGCCAATAAGGGATGTACGACCCCGGATGCACCTTCGAATGGTTGGGTTCTATTTTCATATTTAAACCCAAGCATATCAAGGCCTTTGACATAGGAATCTTCCCAGTCTTTCCTTGAATCCTTATCTGCTTCAAATGCATTAATTAAATCACTTGAAAACTTTCCTGAATCATCTTCATCTATATATTCTGCTAAATTAGCATCAAATGGTATTTGGGATTTATCAACTGGTGCATTGGGATCAAAATTAATTTCCGCACCTCCATCAGCCATTTCGGCAATTTCATAGCCTTGTTCTTCTACTGAAACTTCTTCACCTGGTAGTTTAATTTCTTGACCAACATCTTCAATTTTTAAAGCGTCCCCTAAAGATTGCATTGCTTTGTCAATGTTATTATAATTATTTTTTGCCATTTATTCTCCTATAAAGTTGGTACTACATCATTAAAGACATCTTGTACCAATCCCCCTTCATTGTAAGCTGGTAAGCCCTTTGATATTTTATCAAGTGCTTTTTTATTTCCTTTTATCATTAATGCTGGTACTCCATAATAATTTTCACCATCACCAATACTAGTTTCCATTAACTCTGCCCCACTTTTACTTTTAGCCTTACGAATAGCGTTCTTTAAAATATCACCATATGCAATTAAATTACCTTGATAGTCCTGATTATCACGACCTATATTTTTGTTTTTAATTGATGGTGTTGAAAACGCCACACCGTCGTAATTACCATCTTTTGCCACGCGAAGCAAATACTTAATCGCAAATTCCATATAATCTTGTGAATTTTTAAATGGTCCTTCAGGAATACCACTTGTGTTTTTACCTAACTTGGAAACTTTATCTTTTTCTATGTCACGTATAATAGCTTTTTGTTCATACAATTTAGCTAATTTAGGCGAGTCTGGTTTAGTTGATAATAGTCTATCGATTTGTCGTTGAATATTTTGCATTTCTTGTAAATTAGCATCATTAACTTTAGCTGCCTCTACATCTGCACGTGGTGCATATCTACCTTCTTTAGGAATTTCTTTACCTTCTTTTGTTGCTTTTCTTATAGCAGATGAAATAGGTTGGTGCATATCCGATTGAAACTCTTCCACGAATAATAATTTGTTTCCATACTCATCTACACGATCACTAATTCGCGCGTGCATGAAAGCATTATTTTTGTCTGCTCTACCAAAACTATGTTGATAATTATAAACAGGTTCATTTGCACGTGGTCCTTTAGGAGTGGATCTAAATAAAAATTCACGGTGATTACTACCTCCACTCAGTGTTCGTGAACCTGCATGTTGAGGTGTACTAACAAATACTGAGCCATCCATGTTTACTCCACGTTTACCAGCGGCACTCATAGAATCTGCCATAATTTGTTTTACTTCATATGGCACACTAGTATTGTTAGCGGGTATACCTTCTGAACTAACATTTTTAATTCCGTAAGCTTGGTCAAATATATTATCTAAATCTTCTAATGCCTTAGCGCCTGTTTTTTCATCTACAATGTTTTCCATGCGGGATTGTAAAAAACGTAAAACTTTTCCTGCTTCAGGACTATATACATTTGTATCTATTTGTTTTAATTGAGAAGCAAGTCTTCTACTTTGAGCAAAAGCTTCACCTGTAACATCCACATTAAAGTCTGGAACCATGCCATCAAATTTAGCAACAAGGTCATTCTTTGAAATTTTATTTCCTTTATTAGCATTAAGCCATGGTCCAAGGGACGTATCACTTAATTCTCCTTCACGTATTTCACGCTTTTTTAAAAAATCTAACCATTCCTCCCCTTTCATAATTGGAGGGCCTTTAATAATTTCTTCACGTGAACGGTAGAACATTGCAGGGGAATCTAAAATTCCAGTTTCAGTGTTTACTTGTGGTGCAGCTTTAGTGACGCCTTCTTTATCTTTAGGAGGCCTTGCGCCAAATATTTTAAAATCTGAAGTATTTTGTCGCGTAGTAAAAGCAAATGCTTCTATAGCTTCTTGTGCTTCTTCTATAGTTTCAAATTCTTTTTCTAATGCTCTTACACCGCTTTTATTTGATATACCGTAAGGTCCTTTAGGAGGTGCTGGTAATGCAGGAGCAAACTCACGAAGTTTATTAATAACTTTTGGTGCTTGTTTAAGTATTAATCTACCTATACCTCCAGCTGCGTAACCATCTAATGGAGGCACTACTTCGTTCATGTGATCGTATTTCATTTTACCTCCTTCATAATTGTATTACCCTTAGAATCCTTAACATATTTAAATTTAGGCTTTTCTCTAATTGTTTCTGTTATATCGTCCCACCAATCATATACACTATATTTTCTAAATAAGCTATCGTCAGAACCTAAAGTATCATTTATTGTGCTTTTTAATTGGTAACGTCCAAATTTATTTAATTGTGGGGTTCCTGTTACAGGATGCTCACTTTGGCCAGAAACAATGAAAGCATCATTATCTGGATCAAGGTAAGGGTATTGTTTATCATTCATTCTATCTACTGATGACCTGGGTCCTGGGACCTTGGACTTTACATTACGTCGATTGTAATTACCATCAAGTTTTTTCATTAAATTTGCTTCACGTTTTTTAGCAAGTGATTTTGAAGGGTTAGTGCCTTTAAATGCAGAACCTGTTAACATTTTCATTTCTTTTGGCGATAATTTTTTAGCTAATTTTGCAAGCAGTTTAATTCCTATTCTTCCAATACCACCAGCTGCATATCCATCCACCTTGCCTCCTCTTGCAAAATTAAATTCTTTTTCTTCGCCTCTAAGAAGTCTTTTTATATAGTCTTGATTAGGTAAATACCTTGAGTTTCCTTTTTTTGTTAATCCATAAGGCTGATCTTTTTGAATATATTTTAAAAATTGTAATAATTGTTTAGGGTCAATTTCATCTGCTGTTGCTCCAATTTGTTGTCTTACTCCTGTTGGGGAATAAAATTTTGAAGACATTTGAGCATTTTTCATTAAGTTTGATAAAGGGTTTAATTTATCAGCGTACATGTTTCCGGAATACAAAAAATTCTCTATTCCTCTATTTTTTGCCTGGTTCATGAAATTTAATTCAGGTTTAATATTTTTAGGATTACTAGCTAATTGTATTGCCCTTAAAGTGGACATATCTGGACGTCCTCCTCCAGCAATGATTTTAGCTAATTGTGCAATTGGGTACTCATGCCCCATTCCAGCTGCTATTTGTGATCTGGATAAGTTTAGTTCATTTTTTAAAAACGGGTATAATTCATCGCCGAAAGCCATTTCATTAAGAGCTGATCTTTTATCCATAACACCTTCATATCCATGACGTGGGTATTTAGTAAGTATGTCACCTGCTGGCGTTAAATCATCTGTCATTCCTTGATGATAAAGCATTTGCATTTCACCACGACGTTTTTGAAAGGCTTCATTAAAATCAGGATCATTTCTAAGTTTTTTCCTAGACCCTACTCCTAATTCTTTAGCAAAAGCATCTTGGGCTTTAATATAAGTTTTTTCTCCTGGTTTAGAATACCCTGTATTGTAAAGATCTACTAATTTTGCTACGGTTGGATTTTTGCTTTCAATTCCTGTTTCTATTGATTCTTTAATCTGTCTTTTTTGAGCATTTGATAAGTTTTTTAAATGGGTTTCAGTTCCCATTATACCTTGCTTGTATTGATCTATTTTAGTGGCACTTTGAGCTTCAGTTTTAATTTTTTGAAGTTGATTTTTAGTAAAAATATTTTTGATGAGTTTTTCACCTTCGTGGGATGCGGAACGTTTAGTCACATTCCTTGTATTATCTGTTTTTAATCTAGTAAGTTTAAAATCAAAATCAAAATTCTTTTGTAAATTTTCAAGAGCATCAATATTTGATTTACCTGGATTTTCTTTAATATATTTTTTAGCAGCTTTAGATGCTACTTTTAATAATGTTCTACTAATTCCAGCTACGGCCATATTTAGTCCCTATTATTCATTTGATCCATCCTATTTTGAATATATGAATCAAATCTAACTGGATCTCTATCTTGAATCCCTGTGTTTATTTCTGATGCATTAGCGGGATTACTAAAGTTTATTCCATATGGATTCATAGAATTAGTTGGTGCTTGTAAAACCATGTTTCTTCCAAATCTTGACCATTTTTTAGGTGAATTTGTTGTTATTGGAAACGCCTGATTTACTGCATTTTTTACTTTAGGACTTAATTTATTTACTAACTTATTTACTCCCATTACAGGTGATCCACTTCCTCTTGTAACATACGCATTCACCATTTGAGGAATAATGTTAGCATACATACGTGCCTTGCCAAATTTTTCAGCATAAGGATTTCTGTCATCAACTAAACTTGGTTGAAATATTTCATTTCCCATTTCCTTAATCAATTGGGGTGCCATAGTAGCTGCTCCCCTAACCTTGTTCATAAAACCTCCTTCAAACCAAGAGCCTAAACCTTCCATAAGTTTTTCTTCATTTAATTTAAAAGTAGGATCTTCCTCCATTGCTTGTTCATCACGGAACATTAATTTATTTAAGTGATGACCAGGTTTAGCCATATTAATTCCAGGTGCAAAATCTAAAATTCCCGCTAAAGTTCCAATTCCAGTATTCCAGTAATCTTTACCCACAGTCATTGCAAGATTACCAGCTCCACTCCAAAATTGAGGGTCAGTATAAAAATTATCACTTTCTTTAGGAAAAGTATTAAGGAAATCAGTAGATTCAGTATTTATGTTATTAGTTGGTTGCATATCACCAACTGTAGGTTCACTTAAACTATTTAAAATATCTTCTGCACTCGCCATTAGTAATAAACTCTCCCCGAAGTTTGTTCACTCACATCATCTTCATAGTCATCTTTTAACGTAACATGGTAACCCTGTCTATATTTCATTAGGGCTTGCGTGGTTGAATCCACGAAATCATCATTATCACCAAAAGGAAACGCTGCACACTCTTCTATAACTTCTTCGGCAAAATCTTTTTTCGGTGCCCAAACCATTCCTGCTTCGAATAGTGGTGCTACGCTGTTTACCCTTGAATGTTTATCATTACCTTTTGAAGGTGTAAAATTTATAACAGGTATTCCCATCTTTTGCAACTCATGAGTTAAAGGAAGGCCCGAGGCCTTCGCTTCAATAATAACCATCTCTGGTTCCCAGTACTTGTATTGCTCCATTGCTTCTGCTTTTAGCTCCGGAAAATTCCATCTATCACGTTTTGCATCCAACAAAATTAATGATCTACCTTTACCATTATCAGGGTCAAATATACCCCACGTTGTAATAGCTGAATAATCGGCTGTTTCTTTCTTGGAGAAAGCTGTGTCGTATGATTGTATAATAAACTCTAGTTCCGGAATTTTTTCTTCTTCCCACGTTTTCCACCACTCACGTTTTATAAGTGCACCTTCCTCGGATGTAGGTTGCTGCATCCATTGTGCTTGCCACTTGCTTAAAGGAATGGAAGCTTTAACAGAATCTAATCCTTTCATGTCCCAAAAATTACCCCACATGGGTTTATCATTGATGACAGCTGGAAATTCTACAATTTCCCATTGGTCCGATGCTTCACTTTTACTTTGAGCGTCTAGCAATTTTCCTGTTAAGTCCTTCACGGACCAACGGGTCATAACTAAGACTATAGCGCCACCAGGCTGAAGCCTTTGTCGAGGGCCAGAAGTATACCACTCATAATGAGCATCAAGAACATGAGGAGATAAAGCGTCTTGCTCCGAGTGAGGA